CTGTACTGTCTGCCACAACCGTAGGGGTGATTTGGATTGCAGTTGCACCTGTTTCATTTAGAACTACATCCTCCTGAAACTCAAACACTTTATTTGTATTAGCACTACGAACATAACTTCCATCGGGGATTGTTATACCATAAGTACCTTTGCTTACTAACAATGCCTGTGAAGCCGTAGCTGTGTTACGAATAACACCGCCTAATGCACACAACTCTTCTAATGAAACCCCTGTTGCCTGATTAATGTCAAAAGAGCTATACACTTGCTGACTCACTTCCCAAAGCTCTGCTAATGGTTCGGCAATAATCTTAATCCATCTTCCTAGTACACTATTATCTGTTGTATCTAGTACATCACCACCTGTTAAGAAGCCACTAAACTCTGTATTAGCACTTGCTTTAAGAGAGGAAATAATATCTGTTAATCGTTTAACACTAAAACCTGTTGTGCTTAATCCTGCCATATCCCTCTCCGTTATTTATACCTATACACCAATTGAAGCAGTCAGAGTGGAATAGAAACCATCAATGGTTCTCACTGTAAACTGAATTGTAATCTTTCTTGTTGTCTTATCGACTACGCTACTGTAAGCTGTAATCTGCAACACTTCTTGTTCTTTTAATATCTCAGCTTGAATGATTGCATCAACAGCAGCCTTAGACCTATTCTTACCAGCAATCTGATTGAAGTAGTCGATACCAATAGTGCCGTCTAAGAACCATTCACCCTTAAATGTCTGTAATCTAATTTTCAACCTTTGAGCTAAGTTTTCAGATGTTGTGGTAGTGAATGTTGGTGTTGTAACTGTGTTTGTTGTTGAGAGTAGGACATCCCCTGTCTCATCGTTTAGTTTGATGTCCATAGCTATTTCTCTCTCTTTAAGGTGTTGGTAGTGTTATTGAACACTCTTGAAATTCAGATGCCTTTTTGTTGATAGCATCTACGAGGTCTGTGATAGCTACCACCCTTGCAGCAATCTGTGTTGGGTAGGTGATAGCGGGCTTGGCTAACGGGGCGATAAGATTTTCAATCAACCCTTGTATCCATTCAATAACTTCTACTGGGTCTGTTGGTGCTGTAAGCAAAGCAATCAACGGAGCTACTTTATCAAACTGTGCCGTAATAGCTGCCGTCTCTGCGTTCAAGGATGCCATAATATCCGCACCCACTTGTTGTAATTGTTCGCAAGATTTTACACTTTCAATGCGCTTAGTCATGCTCTCGTATTGAGAGGTGTTTATAATACTGCTACCTTGAGGGTTCATATTACCACCTAAAATATATTCGTTATAATTCCGTCTGATACTGTTACTACTTGACCTAACGGTGTCGTGAAGCTACCTGTTGCGCCTGTTCCAACAACAACGCCACCACCTGTAGCTAAGCTATCAGAGATTTTTGTGTGTACACCTGTAATCTTTACTTCCCCGCTAGAAGTCAACCTCACCTCACACTCATTATCTTTGCCAATGTTATGTGTCATCACCATATCGTCAACATTGTGCGTTAAAGTGCGCGTATCGGGGTTATTAATTGATTTTGAGAAAGGGTTTACACACGGAATAGCGATAGCGTCTCTTTTATCAAAGCTACGCATATCAATCGGGTCATGTGCTGACGTAGCTCCACTCTTAAATACATCCAACCCTTTCTGACTAAATACAAGGAGAACATTATCCCCCTGATTGATTGGGAATGTTAAAGCTGAGGTTGAGGAGCTAGGGAACTGGACGGGGACGGAAAGGATTTCAGGATATTCCAATATCTCACCGTCAATGTACTTTTTGTTCACTACAGGTTGTACGTCAATGCGGCACTCATTCATTTTACTAACATTAGTAACCTCTGCTACCATAGTCACATAAATATCAGACAATCTAAAATCAATCTGTGAATTTAATATCGTTTCTAAGCCGTTTTCCATTATACTAAATCCTTGACGTTATCGCCCCATATTTGCATAAACCACTCACCACCTCTTGTATCACCACTATACTTAATAGTTCTAACACGGTAGTAACCACTAAGTTTTGTTTTAGTGCTGTCAAGACGTATCAAGCTGTTAGGTTTAACAGATGGGTTTAGTAATGCTTTCAATTCAATGTTTGAGCGTTGAATCTTTCTTGTTGTTTGTTTACGAGGCTTGCCACTTTTAGTTGGCTTTAGTTCCCCTGTAATATCTACTTCGTTGTCGTTTAGCGGTTGTTCAATAGCTTGTGACACGTCTTCTGTGTGTGTAAAGGGTATATCAAGCAACCCACTCTCTTGTGATAACACGATAGCTGTTTCAACATTCTTATTAGGGGAAACACTTCGTTTATCTTTAACAGTAAGCTTACCCTCCAATATTGACCATTCTAAACCATTTGGTTTGCACAGGTCGTCTAGGATTTGTTTTAGCGTTCCAGCAGCAGGGTAGCCATACGGAAGTATTTTGTCTGTATTGCCACTAGCAATTACATCAACTTCTAGGTTATTATTCTCTGCAATGTTCTGAATAACAAAACCAATTGTCACACCTTCAGGATAAGCTTTATGAACCTTAGTTCCATTGAGTATTTTAAACCCGTCAGCAATCTTGAACGTAGTTTCTGTATCAACACCAAATTTCTTAGTCATTATCTGAATGACATCACCCTTAAGAAGTTGCTGTATGCTGCCAACATAGCCAACAGCTAATGTAGCACTCAAGGCCATTTGTTTATCACTGAATCTATCTAATGTGGTCTGAGCTAGATTATAAACCTTCACTTCTGCTGAATTGTTTTTATTTGCGTGGTCTACATTTTGTTGAATGTCAAAAGATAGACGTAATTCTGTTATTGTGAACAGCTTACCATTGTCGCGGTCATATAAAGTGAGAACATAATCTCTTTGAAATTGATACATTCTCACCCCTCATCAGAAAGTTTGTTATTGAAGTGCCACCGTGTAAATCAGGAAATAATAATCCGCCCAATTCTTTAAAGTTTCTTCTGTGTCTACCATTGATAAGTCATAAGGCCACAAAGTAAACATCCCGTAGAATCCTTTTACTAGCATGACGCTAGCAATAGGGAAGTTCGATATGGGGTTTACAACTACCCCCTCAAAAACAGTATCCCCATTTGTTTTTATCAGTGTGGCGCAATACCTTTTTACCTTATCATTCCAAAGAAACGAGAGTGTGCAAGACTGCTTATCTAAAACCACATTACCACTAAAATTTGGAGAGTTAGATAGGTCAATCTTCTTAAAAATCTCTGTTGTTGATGTCATATCTTATACTCTATTTATTTGGGTTTTTGCCTAAACCTATATCATTTAAGCGTATGTGCGCCTCATTCTGTTGTATCCTATACAGTAAGTTCGCATTAGTTGCTTTTGACCCTGTTAATTTCTTTGCCGCTGCATCTTCTTTTGCCGTCAAATCACACAATGTTTTACCTTTGTCTAGTTTTATCTTGTCTATGGGGATAGGGTCAGATTGTGTTACCTTTCCACCACTGGCTGTTGTAAAGCCATAAGTGAATGTAGCTACACCTTTTACTATAACAAGTGTTCCTGTGTTTCCCCCGTAAGTGTAGTTTGTATCCTCGTAAGACTTCCCTTTACAATCAGCTATACTCCCTTTTTGAGAAGCATCTGCTGCTGCATCAGCTACTTTAGAGTCAGGAAGTTTGGGTATCTTGCTTGTATTTACTTCTTCTACTTTCACTTGTACGACATTAATCTTTTCAAAAGACATATCGGGATAAACTGCATAACCTGTATTCTCATCCTCTTTAAATGACAAAGAAGTGAGGATGCAGTCTGTGTGTTGTACTAATTCACCACTGTCAGGATATTCTAGGATTGTAACTAGCAAAGAGTTTTTACGAATATCAATCAAACGTCTTTTAATATATTCTGCGCGTTGCTTATCAGGAATATCAATAAGTCCACTATCAAGCAACCCATTAGCAAACCTAGATACAGCAGCACTTCTTCCTTCATCTGAGTACCCTTCTTTTCCAAAAGCTAAATCCTTACTTGGATTAAGGAAGTCATAATCACTAACAACACCACTAACCTTAAACTTGTCATTGTCAGATGTAACGTGGTCGGTGATTGTACTTCCGCTTTCAATAGGGTGAGATGATACACTTCCTGTGTAAGACTCATCAAAAGATGTGACACAACTAAGTGTAATAATGTCTGAGCTTGCTTGTTCCTTTATTACAATAATCATGTCCATTCCTTTTAATTGACATACGGAGTATAACTAGAAATTTCACTAGACACAGATTTACCAATAGATGTGCCTAGACCAGACATATCTCCATTTCGTATCATTGCGCTTTCTGCTGCTGTTACAGGAAGTGTGATATTGACAGTGATGGGTTGCGACACCTGTGCGCCACTAATCTGAGGTGTACCGTACTTCTCCCCAAAAGCTTTAATATTCGCAGCTATTTGTGAGCTGTCGCTTCTCCTAGCACCGAGCAAACTTTCTGTTACTTTGTTAGTTTGCGAGTCGTCCCCTGCTCGTCTACTCCTATCTGAGTGCATCCAATCTGGAAGCCAATTGAATTTTGTGTCGGCTATTTTTGCTAACCAAACTTCAAAGTCAGACATCCACACACGCATATTAGAGATAATCAAAGCAAAAGCTAGGTCTATGGTTAGCAACCAACTATCATCCACATCTTTGCCTGAAAGTATATCTAAGAACTCTGATAAAGATGCCGCGCCAGCTATAAATAAAGCTAATGGCGCAAGCGTCCCTGTAAGAATAGCTCCTACTCTCATCATCGTAAGACTAAGCCTTAGCCAAGCTGCCTCAGCAAAGGTTGCTGCTGCGGCGAACTGCGTAAAGGTAGATGTAAACAAGAAAGTCATACCAATAACTGCTGCTGAAATAGTGACAGCAAACAAGGTTTTAAGTGTTAACAGTCCCTCTGTTAAGAAGTCAAACAGATTCTTAACGGTGTGAATCAGCCCCTTAATAGCTTTAGCAGCCATTGGCACAGCTTCGCTACCATAAGCAAACATCACAGCTAACGCATGGTCTAACCCACCTTTCATAACAATGTATGAAAACTCTTTCAAGCTGTTGTTAAACCTTACTTGAGCCACTTGACTGTTCTCTAACGCTTCCGCTAAAGCACCACCAGTGTTTGCAATCTCTGTCAACTTATCAGCTACGATTGGCAGTAACTCAGCAGGGTCTAGTAACCCTCTTTTCATTACATCATCGAAAGTGGTAAACTTAGCCCCTAGCTTCTCTTTAGCTGCTTCTGTTAAGAGTTTGATAAACGGTGTTACCCTTTGACCCATCTGTAAGCGAGCTTCCTGTGCTTGAATCTTATCTTTACCGAACATCTGTTGAATAGCTAAGTTAGCTAGACGTTGGTCTTCGGTTGTCATGTGAACAGTAGCGTAGTATTTGTTAAACCCTGTAAACATCTTTTGCATCTGTTCAGGATTCATTTTCTCTTGTGCTGTTACAACGATTTGAGCATAGGCATTACCAGCACCAACTAAATCTAAACCTAATTGTTGTGAAAGCTCACGAACATACTTCATGTTATTAGCGAAAGCTTCTGAGCTTTTACTAACAGCTTTCATTTTCAATTCCATTGCGAACATTTCACGGCCAGCACCGATAAGCTCACGGAAGGCATAGCCACCGCCAAGCATACCACCTAGACCCATACCCGTTGGTAACATAGGTTTTAGGAAAGCCATAATACCAGCAGTTTCTAGTAAACCTGTACCTGCGCCACTTGGAGGATGAGGTGCGCCACCACCTGCGCCAGAACCACCATTAGCACCTCCTCTAAAGCCTCCACCTACTCGCGGTAATGGAGAACCAGCAGCACCCCTTAAACGCTCTAATAGGAGGACTACAGGAAGCAATGCGTGTGCGTAGCTGTTGAGGGCTACAATGTTTGAATTGAGGCGTTTTTCAAAGTTTGAAAGTTTGATTTGTGATTTAGATGCTTCTTGAGCCACTTGATGAAGGACACCGTTAGAGGCGTTCATTACTTTTACATAAGCTCTAGCTGCGGCTGCGATTGACTTGCGCCAACTTTGCATGGATTTTGCATCGAAGCTGTGCTGCATCTTCCCAAAGGAGTCGAGCATACTTTTCAGTGCTTTAGCTGTAGCTGCAACAAGGGCTAAAGTGCCACCCATTTCCTTCTTGACTAGCTCCATTTCTTTACGAAATGCAACTAGCCCTGAACTATCCACCCGAAATTGCATATCTGCAAAAAATGTTGCTATGGCTGACATAATCCCCCCTTATTATGAAAGGCTATCAGCCTATTTATTCCCTTTCGGTTGCGTGTCTATCCTAATAGCATCCTGTAGTTCAAGTAGCTCCAACATATCGTACACATCGCCCAACCCATATACAGTTTGTAATTCGTGCAGCGTAGCCAGCTTTGTTTCACTTGTCAGTATTCTAAATATTTCGCTGGGTTGATGAAACTCTGCATCTATTTGCTTAGACAAATGAGAGGAAAGTTTAGCACCTCCCTCATCTTCCGTTACGCACCTACGGAATCGCTGACAATAAAAACATCAAGGAAATTCATCTT